CAAAGAAGAAAGCCGGAACACAAGCCGCCAATACGCCAACAGTCGAGTGTGGACTGTTCAATTCTGGGGTCTGTCATCGGGTTGATTGGTGTGGTTTTGGGGTGGTTCGCTCGCACTCGTTGAGAGTGACGCTGAGAGCGTTTGTAGAGCGTTGGGACGGCAGCAGATGTGAGAGTGCTAAGCCGTGGAGAGCGGGAAAACTTGTCCCTCGCTTCTTGCTAATAGTCTAGTACCGGATTGGAGTTACCGCGCGGCAAAGTCTGTCTAAGTTCGGAGAACTTAACAGTTCGCATTCACGCGATGCCATTCACGCGAGGCGATCAATTCGTCCGCGTTGATAACACTTGCTTATATTTAAAATACTAATGGAATAAACTTTACAAACGGAGGGGGGCAGTGTGGCAATTTTGCTATTGGCTGGGCTCTCGCGGGTACCGTAAATATATATCCGTTGAATAGTTCTATTGTGATAGAAAAGCCCCCACAGTTAGTGGAGGCGGGGGAGGGGGTCGAGTTTTAAAGCCTTATCAGTCGTCCTTGTTCTGAATCGTAATAGTGAGATCAGGCGCTTGAATGTTGACGGTTTCAGTGGACTCACCAATAACTCGTCCCAACGAGTCCAAAACCTGGCTAGCGGTCTGAAGCTGTCCTTTTTTAAGTGCCTGATTAAACAGCTTGGTACGCATGTGCTGTAAACGCGCCAACATATTTTCGCGGTCAGATTTCCAGTCGTCTTCACAGAGCGCCTTTACGTCTGCCCAATCACGCCAAGCGGTTGCCATGCTGACTTGTTCTTTCTCAGCGTGGTCATAAACAAGTGCTCTAGCCGACAACCCTTCAAGTTGCCGACGATATAAACGCCGAACGCGGTCTTCCTTTGCGTTATTGGAGCGTTGTTCGGCTTGAGTCATCTAAATACGACCTTTTCCTAAGATCTTAACTGCTAGAAAGCCTTCTAGCCTCTCAAGAAGGGGGGCAGGGGTTGAAAACCTATGTAATGTGGCATTTATGAGCCAAAAAACCGCACCAATTGAGCTTCGATGGGCTCAAGGGCAAGTATTTTCCTGTGAAAAACGTTTTCGAGTCTTAGTAGCAGGACGCCGCTTCGGCAAATCGTATTTGTCTTGTGTTGAATTGGTGCGTGGAGCGATCAATCGGCCTGGAGAGACATTTTTTTATTGTGCTCCGACGTATCGGATGGCAAAGGACATTGCGTGGCGAGCATTAAAGAAGCTTGTGCCACAAGTTTGGATCAGGAGTAAGAACGAGACCGACTTACGGCTTGAGTTGATTAATGGATCAACGATCGAGTTGAAGGGAACAGAGAACGCAATGGCTTTGCGGGGCCGCAGTTTGTCCGGGGTGGTATTAGATGAGGCTGCTTTTATGAGTTCGGACGTATGGTTTGAAGTTATTCGACCTGCGTTAGCGGATAAGGAGGGTTGGGCATTATTTATTTCAACGCCGGACGGTACAGCTAGTTGGTTTTATGACTTGTGGTGTTATGTCCCGGAAGATGAGACAGGATTATGGGAGAGATGGAGCTATACGACGATTGACGGGGGCAATGTCAGCAAGCATGAAGTGGAAGCTGCCCGCGCCCAACTTGACACGAGAACATTCCGTCAAGAATTTGAAGCTAGCTTCGAGAACTTAACCGGCCTTGTTGCGATCAGTTTTGACGACAAGAATATTTCAACAAAAGCCAAAGACATCAAGATCCAGCCATTACTGCTTGGGGTTGACTTTAACGTTGATCCAATGAGTGGTATTTGCGCGGTCAAAGATGGCGAGACATTGTATGTATTCGACGAGATTATGTTGACGGGCGGTGCAACAACCTGGGATTTTGCCGAAGAAGTTATACGTCGATACGGCGTAGACCGAAGGATTATTGCTTGTCCTGACCCTACAGGCGGCGCACGAAAAACAAGTGGGGTAGGTGTAACAGACCATGCAATCTTGCGCCGCAGTGGATTTACGGTCCAAACACCAAGAGCACCATGGAAAATCCGCGACAAGATCACAGCAGTCAACACTGCATTAATGGATGCATCTGGAGCGCGACGGACGGTAGTGCATCCAAGGTGCAAAAACCTAATTAAATCGCTGCGAACACTGACGTATGCACCTGGGACAGGTCTACCGAATAAGAATTTAGGAGTTGACCACGCATTTGATGCGTTTGGTTATTTAGTTTTGCAACAGTTTAATTTGGCAAAACCAGAAACAATGGGGCCAACTTCTTATCGGTTGTATTGAAGTTGTCATTGGACGTGTTGCCAAGACCGTCCAACAATTGCTTTATATGCAGTTGATTGCGCTACATCAAAAGCTAAGCCGCATTCAAACGAGCTAGCGCCACCAGCAGCAAATTCACGCATTTCACGCACGGTATCTTCTGTGAGTTTTGAATTTTGCTGATCTTCGCCCTTGCGATAAAGAACCTGTTTCCGTTGTGCGATCTCTTCAGGGCCTTGAGTGGTCACAAACTTGTGATCACAGGCGGTGCATTTCCGGTAACGACGGATTTCTTCTGGCTTTTTCTTGTTGATGGAGATGACGCGGCTATTGCTCCCGCACTTTGGGCAGTTCAAGGTTGATGCTGACTGGCACGAAGAGCTAGACTAGACCAAAGATGATCCCCATCATGCCCCAAGGTCCTGGAACTTACGGCACACAAAAGGGCCGTCCACCCAAGAAGAAAAAGGCCGTAAAAAAGGGCTCCAAGAAAATGCGTTGCACCTGTGGCAACTAGAAACGAGCCCACGAATAAGGCGCTTTATAGCCGTGTCAAAGCGGCTGCTAAGCGTAAATTCGCTGTATATCCCAGCGCCTATGCCAATGCATGGTTGGTGCGGGAATACAAAAAGCGTGGCGGCACCTACCAAAAAGTAAGTGATGGCGGAACGAAAAAAGCCAAAAAAACCAAGTAAGGCCAGCAAGCCCAAGGGTGGGCTTAGTCGTTGGTTTGACGAGAAATGGGTCGACGTAAAGACCGGAAAGCCTTGTGGACGCTCCAAAGGCGAAGACAGAGCTTATCCAGCGTGCCGCCCATCAAAGCGCGTATCCGCCAAGACGCCTAAGACAACAGGAGAGATGTCACCTGCGGAAAAAGCACGATTTAAGCGTGAAAAGACTGGTTCAAAAAAGATAAGTTATCAGCACAAACGTCGTAAACCTAAAGGCAAGAAGTAGCGCGTTTCATTGCCCATGACGACTAAGACAGAGTAGAATCACGGCATAGACCCTTTTATGCCCAGCCATGGCCATCCTTCGTGGTGAACAAGGTGCTGTTCAGTTCGACGCTGCTGGATCTTCCAACGCCACCATCGTTGGAACCCGTAGCTGGACGCTAAGCATCACCAAAGACACGCTAGACGTTACCGACCACGGTGACACATCCCGTTCATTTGTCGGCAGCTTGATCAGCGGTTCCGGCACCGTTGAACTGGTGTATGACCCAGATGCAACAGGTCAAGCAGCGTTTATCGAGGACGTAGTTACGGCTGCAGATCCTGCAGACGCCACGTTCGAGTTGTTTACAACTGGCTCAACATCCGGCACTGATTCCGTCAGTTTCGCTGGCATCATCACCAGCATGGACATTGCGTCCACAGTTGGCGATTTAGTTGTTGCTACCTGCAACTTCATCACCAGCGGCACTATTACCTCCAACCTTGAGTAAGGGTTAGGGCAATGGCAGAACGCAAAAAGCGTAAACGTGGCCCCAACCTTAGTGTTGGGCGCGGCGAAAAACTGCCTGCCAGTAAAGGTGCTGGCTTAACTGCTAAAGGTCGTGCGAAATACAACCGGGAAACCGGTTCTAATTTGAAACCACCAGTCACAGGTAAGCCAAAAACAAAAGAGGAGGCTGCCCGCAAGCGTTCTTTCTGTGCCCGAAGTCGTAGTTGGACTGGTGAACGAGGTAAAGCAGCTCGTCGTCGCTGGGGTTGCTAATCACTCATTTCTAAAGTGTCATGACCTACTCAGTCCCCGGCTCAGTCAGAACCCACCTCGTCAGCTCCTCGTATTTAGGATCAGTTGATAGCCCATTTGTTCGCACCCGAGCGGTGATCGATCAAATGAAGGGCTGGGAAATCATGAAAGCCGTGGTCTCCGGCACCGAGTATCTACGTGACAACAGCGAAGCATTCCTGCCACTAGAACCCCGCGAAGACTATTCCGCATACCTGGCGCGTGTAAATCGTGCTGTATTTACGCCTTACACCCAGCGGTTGATTCGAGCGGCATCAGGCTTGATTCTGCGTAAACCAATCAATATTGTTGGCGATCCATATTGGACAGAAGTCTTCAACAAGGACGTTGACGGTTGCGGTTCAGATCTAGACGAATATGCACGTCGTTTAGTTGGTTGTGCATTGACCTACGGCCATTGCCATACGTTGGTTGACTTTCCCGCTCCAACAGAAGCCCGAAGCCTTGCAGAAGAGCGTGCATTAAATCGTCGCCCATATTGGATTGAAGTTGATCCAACCAAAGTGTATGGCTGGCGTTTGGATCGTGAATCTAATTACGGCAACTTGACGCAAGTGCGTATTGGCGAGAAAGCTGTTGTTCCTGATGGTGAGTTCGGAGAAAAGGTTTATGACCAGATTCGTGTCATTGAGCCAGGTCGTTATCGCGTCTATCGGCAAGAAGAGCAAAAGAAAGCGATGCAAGGGAACTTCCCATACCCCTCTTCGTTTGACCAATCAGACGCTACGTCGGAGTTTGAGCTTATTGAGTCTGGGCCGTATTCACTTGATCAAGTCCCCTTGGTCACCATTTACGCGAACAAGACGGACACGTTGACAAGTCGTCCACCACTTTTGGATATTGCCCATTTAAATCTTGCTCACTTCCAGCGCCAAGCTGACTTGATCCATAGCCTGCATATCGCATCACAACCGATGTTGGTGCTTGAGGGTTGGGACGATCAGACTAAAGATATGGCGATTAGTGTGAACTATGCGATGGCGACGCAGCCGGGAAACAAGGTTTACTACGTGGAGCCTGCCGCTAGTGCTTTTGAAGCGCAATCTGCGGAGATCCAAGAGTTACAGCAACAAATGGCGACGTTGGGTATTAGCACGCTCAGCCAACAGAAATTCGTAGCTGAATCTGCCGACGCACGACGCCTGGACCGCATTGACACAAATTCAATGCTGTCGATGGTCTCCATGGATCTGGAGTCTGGGTTGCAGAAGGCTTATAACCTGGCTGCTAATTACTTGGGTATTGAGCCACCTGAAGTGAAGATCAGCCGTGACTTTGACCTTCAGCGTCTTATTGGTCAAGACATTACGGCAATGGCCCAGCTGTTCCAAGACAGCATTATTGATCGCGGAGAGTTCCGCGACATGTTGGTACAGGGTGAAATCCTGCCTACATCAGCGGAGTCGCAAGACCAGGCATCAGAGGTACAGTAAAGAGGCAGTAATTATTTAGCTTCATGGCTAAGTCAATCGACAAGGTTTTGCAGCCAGACGGTTCCTACAAGTGGGAAATGGTTGATTCTTGGGATCCTGCATCCGAAAAGAAAGCAACCCCAGCTGCCGCACCAAAGGCTGCAGCAAAACCCAAAGCTACTAAAAAGACGAAAGCTATTAAAGTAGAAGAGTAAATCTACTTTTCCCAATGGAAGAACAAGTCATCCAGGAGACGCCCGTGGCAACTCCTGATCAGCCCGTGGCTGAGACTGCGACTTCGACCCCTGCTGTAGACGTTTCAGTTTACGAGCAACAAATTCAAGCGTTGAAATTACGTGCCAGCGAGGCTGAGGATAAATTCCAAGGCATCAAAGGCAAGCTTGATGATGTCTACAAAAAACAAGACGATCAGCGCAGAAAAACGCTCGAAGACCAGGGTCAGTGGAAAGACCTTTGGGAAGAAGCCAACAAAACTGCTCAAGAAAAGCAGCAACAGATTGGCGAACTAGAGCGTCAACTGCAAGAGCTTCGGGTTTCAAACGAAACTGCAGCGATGCAAACGTCTGCTTTATCTGCAATTAGCCAGGCTGGAGCGATCAATGCTCAGCAGATGCTGCAATTAGTGCAGAACGGTCTTAAGAAGTCTGAAGATGGCAGCGTCAAAGTTCTTGACGGTGGCGTTGAACAAGACCTAGGTGTTTATTTAGCCAAGCTAAAAAATCCTGGCTCTGGCTACGAACATCACTTTAAGCCAAGCACTCAAGCTGGCATGGGAGCTAAACCTTCTACAGGAACTGCAGGTGCCGCAGGCATCGCAAATCCTTGGCTAGAGGGTAGTATTAACTTAACAAAGCAAATGGCTTTGGATGCTTCCGACCCTGATCTTGCAGCTGTG